AAAACAATACGTGTAGATTTTACGATCAATGGGGCGAGCACCACAGGCTTCGTCTTTACGCTAGAGGCCAACAACCAGTACAAAAATATAAGGACGAGTTATCTATCAATGGCGACATGTCAATGATGAATTTAGACTGGACTCCAGTTCCAATTATACCTAAGTTTGTTGACGTTGTGGTTAACGGAATGTCGGACAGATTATTCAAGGTAAGGACTGAGGCTCAAGACGTTATGTCGGCAGAGCGAAAGAATATATTTCAAGAGATGATCGAGGCCGACATGGTGGCTAAAGATTTTCTAACGATGACCAAGGAACAGTTTGGTGTAAATGCGTTTAATGTTGACCCAGAGGAATTACCAAGCACTGATGAAGAGCTAGAGCTTTACATGCAGATAAAGTACAAGCCAAGTATAGAGATAGCAAATGAGATAGCTATAGACACTATATTTGAGATGAACGACTACAACGAGCTAAGAAAACTAATTAACTACGATTTAGTTACGCTTGGCGTGTCTGTTGTTAAGCACTCATTTTTAATAAACGATGGGCTAAAGGTTGACTATGTCGACCCAGCTAACTGGATACATAGTTATACAGAAAAGAACGACTTCTCTGATTGTTACTATTTTGGAGAGGTAAAGCAAATGCACTATACCGAGGTCTTAAAGATAGACCCAAAATTAACCGAAGAACAGCTAAACGAGATAAGAAATAGCAGTGCCGCTTGGTACACGTACTTCCCTATCATTAGAAACTATCAAGATGATTATTTTACTAATGAGATAGTAACCCTTATTTACTTTAACTACAAGTCAAGTAAAAAATTTGTATGGAAAAAGAAACTACTTGAAAATGGTGGAGAAAGGGTTATTAGAAAGGGAGAAGAGTTTAATCCACCAATGGAGGATGGAATGCCTTTTGAAAGGGTTGAAGCGGTTAGAGATGTTTGGTACGAAGGCGTACTGGTAGCTGGGACAAATATCATACTCAAGTGGGATATGATGAGGAACATGGTTAGACCAAAGTCCGCATCACAGAGAGCATACCCTAACTATATTGCGTTTGCACCAAGAATGTACAAAGGATCATTGGAGTCTTTAGTTAGAAGAATGATTCCGTTTGCCGATCAGATTCAGCTAACACACTTAAAGCTACAGCAAGTTACGGCACGTGTAGTTCCAGACGGTGTATTTATTGACGCTGACGGTATTAACGAGGTAGACTTGGGTACTGGGGCAGCATACAATCCAGAAGACGCATTAAAATTATACTTCCAAACAGGTAGTGTTATAGGCCGAAGCTATACTCAAGACGGTGAGTTCAATAATGCCAGGATCCCAATTCAAGAGCTAAGCACAAATAGTGGCCAAGCTAAGATGTCTTCACTTATAAACAACTATAATCATTACCTAAACATGATTAGAGATGCTACAGGAGTTAGTGAGGCAAGGGACGGTAGTATGCCACACCCAGACGCACTTGTTGGGATTCAAAAATTAGCAGCTTTAAATTCTAATACCGCTACAAGGCACATACTTGATGGTAACTTAAATATTACAAAAAGGTTGGCAGAGTGCGTATCTATTAGGGTGGCTGATATATTAGAGTACTCAGACTTTGCTGAAGAGTTTGCAATGCAGATAGGTAAGTACAATATATCTATTCTTGATGAGATTAGAGATCTGTACCTGTTTGATTTTGGTATTTTCATTGACCTCGCCCCAGACGAAGAAGAGAAGCAAATGCTTGAGGCCAATATACAGGTCGCCCTTCAACAACAGACGATTGACCTTGAGGATGCTATTGACATTAGAAACATAAAGAACATTAAGCTAGCGAATGAGTTGTTGAAGATGAAGAGAAAGAAGAGGATGGAGCAGCAGCAGAAAGATAAGCAGATGGAGTACCAAATGCAGATGCAGACTAATATTCAATCACAACAAGCCGCTTCCGAGTCTAAGGCACAATTGTTACAGATGGAGGCTCAGAGCAAGATACAGATCAAAGAGGCCGAGGTTAATTACGAGATAATGAGGATGAAGGCCGAGGTAGAGATGAAGAGAGAGCTGATGGACCTTGAGTTCCAATACAATATGCAGTTAAAGGGAATGGAGGCCGATCAATTAAAGAAAAGAGACGAAGATAAAGAAAAAGCAAAAGACAAAAGAGTTGATATCCAAGCGTCAAGACAGTCAGAGTTAATTAATCAGAGAAAGAACAATCTTCCTCCTATAGACTTTGAAAGTACTGAAGACTCTTTGGATGGATTTGATTTAGAGTCTTTTGGACCAAAATAATTGATAAAATTATTTATTAACTTTGTAGAAATTAAATTTAATTAACATGGAAGGAGAAATTAAAGTAAGGGCGGTAGACTTTGAAGAAAAGTCTGTTGCCGAAATAGAGGAACAGTTATTAAAACAACACGAGGAATCAACTGGCGTTGTTACTGAACCTGTAGATACCGTAGAAACAATAGTTACTACACCAGATACTGTAGAGACAATTATTGACGAAATTGATGATAATAAAGTTCTTTCATATATTGGTAAAAGGTACAACAAGGAGATAAGTAACTTGGATGAGTTATTTGAGCAGAGACAACAGAACGAGGATTTACCCGAAGATGTTTCTGCATTCCTTAAGTACAAAAAAGAAACAGGACGTGGAATCGAAGATTTTATTCAGTTGAATAAGAACTACGATGACATGGACGAAGACTCTTTGCTTTTTGAATATCAGCGTGAGCAGAACCCAGACTTAGATCCAGAAGACATTAGGTTTGACGTATCTGATAAGTTCTCTTACGATGAAGACTTCGATGATGAAAAAGAAATCAAGAAGAAAAGATTAGCAAAGAAAAAAGAGCTCTCAAAGGCTAAAAAACACTTTAACGACCTTAAAGAACAGTACAAAGTTCCACTTGAGTCAAGGGAATCACTTGTTCCACAGGAAGAAAAAGAAAATTATGATGCCTTTAAGAGATATAAAGAGTCTTCCAAGTCTATGGAGGAAGAGAACGCAAGAAGGTCAGAGTTCTTCTCAAGTAAAACTAAGGAGCTTTTTTCGGATAAGTTTGAAGGTTTCAAATTTAATATCGATGAAAAAAAGAAACTAGTTTACAAGCCAGGAGATAATAAAGCCTTACTGCAGGACCAAAATGATTTAAGAAACTTTGTTTCACAGTTTCTTGATGACAAAGGGTACCTTGCAGATGCTGAATCTTTTCACCGTTCTATTGCAATAGCTAGAAACCCAGATAAATTTGCTAAATTCTTTTACGAAAAAGGGATGGCAGATGCGGTAGGCACTGTAGCCAAAGAGTCTAAAAATATTGACATGACTCGACAGGCACCTCAGAGCACACCGTCAGAAGGTGTAAAAGTTAAAGTAATAGATCCAGACAGGGGGAACAGGTTAGTGATTAAAAAACGATAAACTTTTAAATTTTTAAAAAATGGCTGGTACATTATTAACGAGCCCTGGTGTACAAATTACTCCTAGCTCAGTAAAGGCAACATTGCCTACAAACTATATTACAAACTTCGACTTCTTGAATCAGTATCTTCCAGATACTTACGAGCAAGAATTTGAGCGTTACGGAAACAGATCAATTGCATCTTTCTTGCGTATGGTTGGTGCTGAACTTCCTACTAACTCTGACATGATTAAATGGGCAGAGCAAGGTCGTTTACATACAAAATACACTGGAGTGGCCCCAGGTGCTTTTGCAGCTGGTCAACAAACATTTACATTAGCTTCTGGTGATTGTAACTTTAGAGTAAACCAAACTGTGTTTTTATCTTCAGATCAAGTATCTGCTGAATCAGCAAAAGGTTTAATTATTGCATTGCCAACATCAAACCAATTTACAGTTGCATATTATGATACTGTAGTAGCATCTCCTTTTGGGGTTGGTACAACTACCATTACTGCATTTGTTTATGGTTCTGAATTTAGTAAAGGAACTTCTGGGATGACTGGATCTCTTGAGTCTGAAGATTTCTTCTTTAGCAACAAGCCAATCATTATTAAAGATACCTATACTGTATCTGGTTCTGATATGGCACAAGTCGGATGGGTTGAAGTGACTACAGAAAACGGAGCTACTGGTTACTTATGGTACATGAAATCAGAGCATGAAACTCGTCTACGCTTTGAAGATTATCTTGAAATGTCAATGGTAGAAGGTGTTCCTGCTGAAACTGGATCCGCAGCTGAAGCCGCATTATCTACATCTACTCCTGCTTCTGGTGTTGTTAACGCTGGTACAGAAGGTATGTTTAGCGCTATTGAAACTAGAGGTAATGTTTGGTCTGGTGGTAACCCATCTTCATTGGCTGACTTTGATACTATCATTCAAAGACTTGACAAGCAAGGGGCTATCGCTGAAAACGTATTGTTCTTGAATCGTCAGTTCTCTTTCGATATCGATGATATGTTGGCCGCTCAAAACTCTTACGGAGCAGGTGGTACTTCTTACGGTCTATTTGACAATAGCGAAGAGATGGCGTTGAACCTTGGTTTCTCTGGATTTAAGAGAGGGTACGAGTTCTATAAAACTGACTGGAAATATCTTAACGATGCAACACTTCGTGGAGGTTTAGTTGGTGGTGTAGTTAACGGAGTATTGGTTCCTGCTGGAACAATGAGTGTATACGATCAAGTTCTTGGTAAAAATGCTAGACGTCCGTTCTTACACGTTCGTTACCGAGCTTCTGAGGCCGAGGATCGTAGATACAAAACTTGGATGACTGGTTCAGCTGGTGGTGCTGCGACTAGCGATCTTGATGCAATGCAAGTTAACTTCTTGTCTGAGAGAGCGCTTTGTACACTTGGTGCTAACAACTTCGTTATCTTCAAGGGATAATTGAAAACTTAAGGGAGGGGTTTAGTGCCTCTCCCTTTTTATTATTAATAAATTAAATTATATCAAATGAAAACAACAAGAAAATCTGTTTTAGAGCCAAAAGATAGAACCTATCTTTTAAAGAATGGGTCAAGCCCATTAACATACTTCCTTGCATCAAGGGATACCCCAAGAAGAAGATTATTGTACTATGATGAGGATGCAAATACAAATAGACCTCTTCGTTATGCTAGAAATGCAAACTCTCCATTCCAGGACGAGCAAGGGGAAAATGTAATTATTGAGCCAATCATTTTTGAAGATGGTGTGTTAAACGTGCCTAAGAATAATCCAGTGTTACAAGAGTTTTTACACTATCACCCTGGAAACGGGAACGAATTTTATGAGTTTGATAAGGAAAAAGATGCTCAAAAAGAGATTAAAAATATGTACGATGTACTTGATGCTCAGTTAATTGCAAGAGAGATGCCTTTTGAAGAGCTTGAGCCAATCGCTAGATTACTTTTAGGTGGATCCGTAGACAGTATGAAGGTATCGGAAATTAGAAGAGACATGATGATTTACGCTAAGAGATATCCTCAAGACTTTATGGAGGCTGTCAACGATCCAACGATCAAGGTTACTAGCTATGCATCTAGATCGCTATCTGACGGATATCTATCATTTAGAAACAATAAGAAGGAGATTTATTACAATTTAAAGGACAATAAGAAGAAGCTTCTTACAGTTCCATTTGGAGAGGATCCTGTATATCTATTGTCGGCTTACCTACAATCAGACGAGGGTATTGATCTGTATAAATTCCTTGAGAATAAGTTCTCTGAAAATTAAAGCGGTAAAACTGGCTATATGTATATAGAAAAGGCACTCCAATAAGTGCCTTTTTTTATTTATCTTTGTAAAAAGCATTTCCATGATAAACGAAGTTCGCAATAACGTCATGTTTATATTGAACAAGGATAACAGGGGTTACATAACTCCTATGGAGTTCAATACATATGCTAGACAAGCGCAGTTAGATATATTTCAGAAGTATATGTATGAGTATAGCAACGCTATAATCAAACAGAACGCCCGTTAT